TTTCTCCTTGTTATTTATAACTTGACGGTGATTTAGAAATTAATTGAGCACGAACTACACCATCTTTGTATTCGTCTCTGCGTCTTTCGCCGATTTGCTCGACTGCGTACGATTCAAGAGCTTTATCATATTCTTGAGAGTAGTATTGTAACATATCTACAGGACCTTTCAAGTATCCATATGCATTAACTAAAGTAGCATATAGAAGTAGATCTTGGTATTTATTTGATAAATAAGTGCCATTAGTGCTATATGGACTGATAGTAATGCTTTCTGGTTCTTTATTATAGGCTAAAGTAATAGAATAAGTCTTATCAGGCGTAGGTGCTACAACCCAAAAATTCTCATCCCAATTAGCATAATATTTAGGAATATCCACATTAGCTGTTCCTGGAGTAGAATAAAATTCAGCTATAAAACTAGTATCTCTTTGTTCTAAGTAATATTGATTACCATTAGAATCAGTTAATTGAACATATCTAATAACTCTTAAATCATCTGGTATAGTTACATATCTATTTCCAATTACTAAACTAGAAGTAGCATAAAAAGCACTTTGATCTGTATCAATAGATCTATAAATTTTGTTTTCAGCATTAACAATAAATCCATTTAGAATTGAATCTGTAAATACATTACTATTTACTTCTGTATAATTTCTAATATCTGTTTGTAAATTTGCTAAAGTATATGACATATTAAACTGCTCCTAGTGTTACTGGACCTGCAGAGCAACTTGCTCCACCGCCATTTATATTTCCTGTAATAGCATTATTAGTACTTGTAAAAAAGAAATAATTTTCAGGAGTAGTTAAACCACCACCTGTAGTTTCTATACTACCATTAGATCTAATTTTTCCAACAGTAATTATAAATCCATTTGCATTATCAATATCACTTACACCATCAAAAGCTGGTATAGGTGCAAATTGTTTTAAGTTAGGTGCAAAAGCTCCACCTGTTCCAGCATTTATAACTTGTGCTGGTCCTCTTAATCTTACTCTACTTCCTGTAGTTCTTTGATGATCTTGAGAATAAACATTTATATAAGTTACTCCATTATAAATTACAGTTTCAAATGGATTAGAAGTTAATAAAATTAATTGTGGTGTGTCAGCTCCTTGTACTCTTGGATTACGTAAAGCTTGTGGATCATTACCAACTGGTTTTGGATCTAACTGTGGTTGCTTTTCCTCATACTCAGAGTAATGAACTAAAAATCCATTCCATTCTCTTACCATTTCTCTATAAAGAAATCTCATTCCAGATCTATCTGAAATTGCGTAAGCTTGTTTTCCTTTTGCAAAAGTACCCATTAAGATAATACTCCATCTCCGTAGAATGTATTAGGTGAAATGAAAGTAGATACACCTTGATTATCAGCATCAAGAGCTCTTAACATTTCACTTTCATATATACGTTCTAATTCTTGAGTTCTTGCTGGAGCAAATTTCATACTTAAATAATAAGCAAGTCCAGACATCATACATGGGTAAAATCTATTTACTACATCTGATGTATTTGTATATGCACCTACATCTTGAATTCTAGCAACATAGTAAAAACAAAATTGAAAGCTAGATGGTGTTGAAGTACTAGAAACACTTGCACTTGCTGTAGCATATAAATAAATATTAGGATTCTTTTTTCTATCAACATAATATTGAGAAGGTGTTCCTTGTGTTAATTTATTTGGAGTTGCATTATAAGCTGATCTATCAATTTTAGTTAAAGCAATATCTTGTGGATTAGATGTATCTGAATTGTTTCTATAAAAAGCTTCTAAAACTTCTGAAATATCATTTGGAAAATTAATAGTATCACTTGCATAATTATATTCAGCTTGACCTTGTATTAAAGGAATTTTTGCAAGTTTTACTTTCCATAAATGAATTCCTCTATTACCCCATTCTTGAAACATAATATTTAAAGAACGTCTTGCACTTCTTAATTGATACCCTGTTCGCGTTCCGCCAAGACCTGTTCTTTCATAGGCTTCTTCTATAATATCATCTATTGATGGATCAAATTCAGTAGTTCCAGAAGTTGGGGAAATAGTTTGTGCTTGATTACCCATGCCTGCTGTTGAGGCATTGTAGTAAAATAATACCGGAGCGCCGATACTTGCCACCGGAGCGACTACGATTTGAGTATATGCTCCTGAAGTACCTGGAGTGCCTACAGTTGTTACACCATTTGTATAAGCAACACCACCTGATGTATTAGTACCATCTTTAGTAGATGAAAATGCAAATGTAAAACCAGCATTAGATGCGGCTGATTGATCAAATATGTAAGTATCTCCTTCATATAAATAAAGAACAGGACTTACAGTACCATTAATAAAAAATTTATTAGTACCCGCACCAAATGCGTTTTGACCCGTTGCGACGGTTACTGTGTAAGTTGTAGTCGCCATGCGATATTAATTTGCTGTTAAACCTGGTGCAGAATATCTATCTGTCAATAATGTATAAGCAGCGATGTTAGTTTTTGTTTTACAGTAAATTCCTTTTGGAAAAACAATTCCATCTTCTGGAAAAGAAATATTAACAACATCTCCTGTTGGAACGTCACCTATAAATAAAGTTGTTCCTGAATTAGAAGTTGTAGTTAATTCTAAAAGCCCTGCTCCAACACCATCAGATGCAATAATAATTCCTCTTAAACGAATAGGCTGTGCTACGATTGCTGTTGCTCCAGCTGCTGCCGCTGATCTAGTTGCTTGTATATCACTTTTATAACTCATTTTATCTCCTTATTAAAGAGCTCCCGAAGGAGCTCTTTTAATTATTAATTATTTACGCTGCAAAAGCGAAAACACCTGTAGAACTTGCACTACCTGCGCTTACTGGATTTGGTTGCATTCTATAAGATACTGTCCATGTACCATCTTGTGCACATGAAAAATAAATATAAGAACCCTGACTAAATAAATTAGTTGTAGCGTTTGCTGGTGTATACTCAAGTCTAGTTTCACCTGCAGTTGATGTATCAATAGAAAGAGCGTTAGTTGTTCTGCTTTCAATTATTGATCCTGTTGCAAGTACATCTGTTCCTGCACAATCAAAAATTAATTTAGCAGTTCCGCCAGTTGTATCAACTGATTGAGCATGAACTACTACTACTCCTGCTTTAGCTGCTGGTAATGTTACAGTTTGAGCTGCAGCACCAGTGTAATTATTTACTGTTATAGTATTAGCAGCATAAGTTAAAGTTGTTGCTGTTGCTACTGTAGATGCAGTAAGACCTGTAAGTCCAGGTATAATTGATCCAAGAAATCCAACTCCGTTTTGTGAAAGGACTGGTCCTGAAAATGTTGTTTTTGCCATAGTTATATTCTCCTAGTTATTCCAATCTAGTCTCTAGGCTGTCGACTATACGCGTCTAGATCAGAAGGTTATGTATAGTGATATAAATATAGCTTATTTTTTGAAAGAGCGCAAGATATCCTTGCATGAATTTCTTAATTTCAATGATATAGCTTTTTTATTAAGTAGCTATTGAAACTTCTGGGGCAGCATTTAAAATAGCAACTTCTCTATGTGCTATTTTGCTCTCTTCAAGCTTGATCTCTAAGATAGTTTCTCTAATTTTACTATCTATTTGGACCATGTCCAGAGTATACTTGCCATTGTCAAGATACTCTTGCTCCCACTTCAACTCCAAGATCCTTTTCTGTCTGTATAGGTCTTGTATCATCTATAACCTCCTCAAAAGTTATACGGTTAACTCGGCTGGTATGTGACCTACCGAGATTTTCCCATTTTATACTTTTTTCTCCTATTTTGTCAAGTATAGCATTTTCAACGGCTTCAGAGTTATCTTCCGCTAATACATTGAATTTAGCGTGATGACCATAGGCCCAGATATGTATGAGAAAATTTTTCATGATTGAGTTTTAGTTTAGCACAAAAAAAAAGGGAGGTCAAGAGACCTCCCTTTTTAATAAAATAATCTTTTAACGATTATGTCGCGTCTGATCCGAAAATACCTCTAGGGTCAGAGAATCCGAATACATATCTCTCTCTAGCTTTGTATCTTACGTTACCAGTGTCGAAGTCACCTTCCATAGTAGTTTTGATAGGTGATCTCATGAAATGTTTAAGACCATTTGGTACATCTGTCTTAATGAACCATTTTTTATTAGAAGTTAAGAAGTGATTCACAGTATAACCTTGAGGAATCATTCCCATATTTCTAATAGCATTGATGTCATTATCAGCTGTAGCCGTTCTACCTTGAGACGCCATTAGTCTGTCAGCAGTAAATTGTAGAGCAGAAGGGATAATTAATTTCATTCCTCTTGCTGCAATTTTTAGGCCTCTTTCATCTGTAAACGCCGCGATATCAATTAGAGCTTGCTCTAAAGATGTCTCGTTCAAGTCTGCTGGAGTAGTTAACTCGTTTGAGAAACTTCCAGAAAGAGTTGGGTGGTTAGTCGCACATAATGCAACTCCGTCACCGCCGGCATAAGTGTTACTAAATGCATTATTTAGTACAGCCGCTCCTTTAACTTGTTTAGTGTTTGCCATAGATCTTGCTAAAGCTTTTGTATATCTAGACGCTAGTCTGTCATACAAGTTGTCTTCAATAGCTTCTTCTGTGATTGCAAACGCTAACGCGATTGTTTCGTTTGTGTAACGAGCCGTGAAAGTTTCTTGTGCATCATCAAATGTTACACCTTGACCTTCTGGCTTAACAGCTGCGTTTCCGAATCCTGATAACATAACTTCTTCTTCAAAAGCTCTGTCTGAAGTTTCAGTATCGAAAATTTCTGCTGCTTCGTTTACGTATTGTTTGTACTCAAGTCCGAATAGTGCATTCAAACCTGGCTCTAGTTCTTTAACTAGTTGTGCTCGTGATATAGCCATATTTATTTATCTCCTATTCGCTATTAATTATACAAAGACGATGATTTAGCAATTTTTACGATAATATTTGCACCTGCTGCAGTTAAATCACTGTTTTCAGGGTCATTTGCTGATCGTACTAATGTAAACATAGCCGTTGTAGCTGCAGATCCAATATCTAAAGTCGTAATAGATTGACCATCTATATTAGAAGATGCAGTGTAGTTGTTAGTATTCATTTGATTAGCCGCACCAAATTTTGCTTGAGCTGTTGCTGCATCTGTTCCCAGTGCTGCATCTGCTTTTATCACATATTCTTGGTTTGAGTTATCAATCACGAAGGCTGTAATGTTATTAGAGCCTGTGTTGTAGTTAACACTAGTTGCAGTAGACGCATCTACTGAATTAGCGAATGTTGGTTTTCCGTTAGAACTAATATAAAAGAAACCATTAAATACACCTATTAAAAGTGCACTTGTAGTATTGTTATATGAAGTTCCACCAGCTCCTGTGTCATCAGTTGTAGTAAAAGATGCATCTTGTACGAATCCTTGATTTCCTGAAGAATTCTGAACAGATACTGGATCTCCTTTATACGAACCAACGCCTGGTGCTGTTTGGATAAAGTACTCAGATTGTCCTGACGTAGCTGGAGTGTTTCCAACAGTCATTACAGCTCGAAGTCCAAATCCAGTTGTGCTTGCGTTTGCCATATTTTTTTCCTTGTTATTGTTTTAAGTTAATTCGTTGGTTTAGGAATTACTAAATAATTAGTTCTTCTTTGTACCACCGAAGGTTACACGAGTTTGCCTCTCATTATTGATTGGCATACTTGGATGCTGTTCCTTCATGAGATCGTTATTAATCGCTTCTTCTTTATCAGCAGTTTGTTTTGCATAATATGCATCAATCTGTTGCGCGATCTCTTCTGGTATCCTAGCCAGCAATAGGCCTCCTACTCCGATGACTCCTGCGTATCTGCCTTCAGTCTCAACTGGATAATTTGATTCTGGATATTGATCAGCTCTAACCAATTCATATCCTTCTCTCAATGAAGCAGCTATGTTTTTCGTATCTTGAAAACCCATAGATTCTGCTCGTATCCACTGATGACGAAAACCTGTTGGTGCAGGTGGTGCATCTAGTGATGAGGGTGGAGTCCAAGTTTTTTTCTTTGCAGAATTATCTCTTGATTGACTCGCACGTGAAGCTTTGTTTTTATCTTTTTCCATATGCCTATACTCCTTCCGTGATGTTTAATTGTTTCGCATATTCTTCTAGTGGCACGCCTAATCTTTTAGCAATTGCTACCTGTGATGGCGAGAGTTTCACAGTTTTTTTGCGTCCTGTTGGGGCCGAACGTTTAGCCGAAGCTACAGCTTGAGCAGGTTTTGCTCTTTCTGTAGAAGTACCTTCCATCTTAGCAAATTTATGGGGGAATTCAAGTCTTATTCTTTTATCAATTTCCTCATAGTATTCGTCAGATTTAGGGTCATATCCTTCATCCTCTACAAGCCTTTTATGCACGTCAAATGCAGTATAGGTCATTGCAGTATCATTACCAAACCATGTATTTTTAGATGCCCAAGATTCTGCTTTAGCATCTGTTGGTACGTCATTTGGAATTTGTTTACCATTATAAGTGTTAACTTGCTCATATTGTTGAGGAGTTATGTTAACATTTTTAGGTTGACTTTGTTGATTTCTTAAAGAATTTAATCTTGCAGACTCAACTGTAAGGTGCGCTAATTGCTCTTGAGCAGCAATTTGTGCTTCTACGTTTTGAGATTCAATTGCATTTTTTAAAGCTAATTTAGCTGCTGCTAGACTAGTTTTAACCCTGCTTTCAAATTCATCAACATATCCTTTATCAACTGTAGATATTCTTTGTTCTAACTCTTCTTTTTGTTTTTTAGTTAATTGAGCATAAGCGATAGCTTCTTCTCTTTGTCTCTCTGCTTCTCTCATTTTACGAGTTAGTTTAGCAATACGTTTTTGAACGCCTTCGCTATACTCTGCTAATTCATCTTTAGCATTTTTCGTTTCTTCTTGTTTAGATTCTACAACAGGTGTTTCTTTTTCTGCCTGTTCTACTTCTATTTTTTCTTCTGCAACAACTTCTGCTTTTTCAGGGTTGCCTTTATCATCTAAATGAATTTCAGCGCCTTGATCTTCGCCAACATCAATTAGATCATGTTTTGGTTTTTCTTGTTCTGGCATAGTGCCTCCTATGTTAAATTAAATGAAGAACTGATTCGGGATTTTGTATAGTCCCCAATACTTCATCATCGTTTAGTAGTCGCACTTCTCCACCTTCTATTGGTAATCTCGAGCCCGCGTAGCGCGCGAAGATAACCCAATCTCCTTTTTTACACCATGGACCTGATGTAAATTTTTCATCTTTATAACAAAGCGGTCCCATCTTTAAAACGTAACCACAAGTGGTTGCGATTCTAGCTCTGTCTAATGTTTCTTGTGAAAATATTATTCCGCCTTTAGTTTTATTTTTTGGTGTGAAAGGTAAAACTAAAAGTCTATATCCAGATGGTTCTGGTAATTGATTAACCGTTTCATCCCCGATATTATCTGGATTTAATGGTTCTTTTTCTGGTGCTTGATTTTTTTTCTCTTCTTCGTATTTCTCTTCAAGTCCTAAATTAATTTTTGGGACTTCCTTTTGTGTTTCCGATGTTGACAACGTTTCCGTCTTCATTTTTTTGCTCCTTATTTTCTAGCAGGTTAGAGATTTCCTGTAATATTAGTTGATAGGCTTGTGCCTGGCCAAGTAGATACCTGTATTTCTCGTAATTGTCAATACCTCCACTTATCATCACATCGCCGATTTGTTGAAGAGTCATTTGAGCTCTTTTTTGTATTTTATATATAATGTTTAATTCATCCATATTTAGCAATTCCACTTTCTAAGAGACTTGTTTATTCTACTATTCGGGTCTCTGGCCGTTTTAGCAGAAGTTAATCTTCTTTTCATGCCTGACATTCTGGCACAAAATGACTTCCTTCTCTTAGCAGATTTTGAACCAGGTTTCAACTTACTTGGTTTAGTAGTTACTGCCATTGATAATTTAGAACCTGGATTTGCAGCTCTATAAGATGCAATACCTTTTCTATTTAATCCACCAGATTCAGACTTACCTTCTTTTCTTTGCCAAGCAGGAGTTCCTCCTTTTGCAAATCTTCGTCTTTCAATTCCACGTCCTCTTAAAGATATATCACCCATTAGTATACTTTTGTTTTTTTAGTTTTAATAACCATACCCTGTCCTCTACTAACAAGTCCACCCATTTTCATATTTTTTCTTTTTGCAAATGTTGAAACATTAGTAGGTTTAGGTCCTGCGTTACCGGCTGCTCTTTTTCTTTGAACCGCTGAACGTCTCTGACCTTCCGACATTGATCTAGCTTTAGCAAGCGGGACACATTTAGGATATCCTTTTCTTTTTTCTCCTTTAGATCTTCCACAAGGAGCATATGAACCATCTTTTCTTTTCGATCCAATGTCCACCCATTTTTCAGCAACCCATTTTCTAAGTCCATTTGCCATCTTAGTATTTCTTTGTAACTTTTCTTCTATTCTCCATTACATTTCCACAACCTTTAGCAATTCCACCTTGTTTATAATTAGATACTGCTTTTCTTTGTTGTGATTTATTTTTACCGCCTGGAGTTACTTTACCAGAACAAACAGCTGAAGCGTACATATTTGCATATGCACTTGGATAGACTTTAAATTTTCTTTTGGCTGCTGCTTTTCCTCTTGGACAAAGTTTAGCCATTACATTTACATTGTTTAATTCTAAATAATTTACAAATTAAATGTCTTAATTTTTTAATCATTATTTTGATTTTTTAGATTTTCCTGTTTCTGAAAGTGCTATAGCAATTGCTTGTTTTCTAGATTTTACAACTGGACCTTTTTTACTTCCAGAATGTAATTTACCTTTTTTAAATTTTCTCATTGCTGTGCTAATTGTTTTTTGGCTTTCAGTCATTCCACCTTTTTTATAAACACCTCTTCCTTTTAAAACATCTTTGAAAGTTACTTTTCCATCTTTGTTTAAATCAGGAAATGATTTATCTTTTTTAACTTTACCACCTTTGGCAAAGTTTTTACGCATTTCAATACCATGTCCTCTTAAAGAAATATCACCCATTATCTTCTACCTCTCATTATTTTACCTTTTTTCTTCTTTGACATTTTAGCAGTCATCATGTCTGCTTTTTTAACCATCTTACCTTTTTTATTTTCTACGTATCCTTTATCTTCCATTGCATACTCTCTAGCTTCATCAGCTTTAGATTCCATGCCTTCATGTTCCATAGATTCATCCATGGCCATTCCGCCCATTTTCATAGCAGATCTTTTCTTATTCATTAAAGCTCTGCCTCTACCTCTTAAAGATATATCGCCCATTATTTTTTTTTGTTTATTTTTTTATTATCTAATCTTTTTACAGATGCCATCATTTTTTTTGATGTACTTCCTTTTTTAACAGCTTTGCCACCTTTGGCAAATCTGACATCAGATCTTATTCCGTAATCGTTTCTCATTTACTTGTCTCCTGTTGGTTGTTTGTTTGCTAAAGTTCTCGCAATGGATTCTCCACTACGTCCTACTACATATCCACCAAGACCAATTTGTAAAAGTGTCCAAACGTCTCCTGGAAGTTCAAATGTAATAACTGTTCCTAACACCATTTTTATAACAGGTCCAATAATATAATTCCATACTAATATAAAAATTAATACATACATTAATAAAGGTCTCCAACTTGCTGAAAACCAACCTGATTTAGCTTCTGCTTCAACTATAGAAGCTGCTGCTTTAATTTGTTCTGTTGATGATTTTAATAACTCAGTATTAAGTTGTGCTTTTAATTTTTCTGC